GGTGCTGATATGAGCGGAGCATTTACTGCACAGACATGGCATCATGTTGCAGTGGCACGAGATTCTGGAACATGGACCTTATATATTGATGGTACATCACAAGGTACATCAACTTCTTATGGTTCTACTAATTTTGCTGCTACTGTGGATTGGTGGATAGGTGAAAGACCAAATGGATCATATGATTTTACTGGATATATGCAAGATGTTAGAATCACAAACGGTTTAGCTAGATACACGGGTAACTTTACACCACCAACCGCGGAATTTGAAGGATAAATTATGCAATTAAAAGAACTAAAACTATTTGACAGACTATGTTGGGCAAAAGAAAACCTTGAGCCATACCAATCAGACTATCGTGTTGTCTTTGAGCATAACGTTGATGAACCAGCAAGTGTACTTGTGCCTGATCCAAATTGGATGGCATGTGCAATGAATGGTGGTATTCTTCCACCAGTATGGGTATATCATGAACTTGCAAGAGATGAAGCAATGCTAGGATTTAAGAAACATACTCGTGGTTATCTGTTACACGAAACAGAACCTATGCCTCCTATGAGTGAAGAAGAAGCAATTGAGTATTTGATTATGAAAGACATTCCAAACCATATTTGGCGTACATGGAATGAAGGTAATAAACCAAAGATGGTTATCTGTAAAAAAGAGCAGCTACCTCAAACAAGAGAGTGGCGAAATGCTTGGAAGATAGATCCTAATATAAATAGTAAAGAAGCTGCTTAAGGAGAAATAAAAATGGCAACTACTTATATCGTTGACAAGGATGGAAATCAGGCTGATGCTAGTGCAGTAACAGTACCATCTGATCGTCATTTTCGTGGTGCTTGGTCTTTATCTGGTGATGTTATCAGTGAAGATTTAGATGCTGCAAAAGTATTATTTAAAGACAAAATTCGCGAAGTTCGTAAACCGCTTTTAGAATCAGAAGACGTAAAGTATATGCGCGCTATCGAAGACGATGATGCAACTGCAAAAGCTGCAGCTGCCACAAAGAAAACTGCTCTTCGTGATGCACCTGCTGCATCTGCAATTACAGATGCTACAACAATTACTGAGCTTAAAGCTGCATGGGATACTGCAACACTTGGTGATTCACCATACGCATAGGATATTAAATGAGTAAGTCTCGTACAATTGCAGGAAATTTAGGTGCTTCTTCTGGTGCACCGGCCGAACCAACAGTATCATTTGTAGATTCAGATGGACTATTGCCAAGTGCAGATCTTGCAGGTGATTCGGGCGATATTGTATTTTCTCGTTCTTCAAATAAGATGTTTGTTGGAGAAGGTTCATACTGGAGACAATATAGCACATCTACAATTAACCCATCAGTAGAAATGCTCATTGTCGGTGGTGGAGGCGGTGGTCAATCTGGCGGCGGAGGTGCCGGAGGATTACTTTATTACGGAAGTGAAACTCCAAAAACACCAAACGGTTCTGCTGTTGAACTAGCTCTCGGAAACACTTATACCGTTACTGTAGGTACAGGTGGAGGTCGAGCATCTAATGGTGTAAATTCTTCTGTTGTTGGTAGCAGTATTAACTATGTTGCGAATGGTGGCGGAGCTGGTGCACCAGCTGGTGGTGCTCAAGTAGGAAGTGGCTATACCGGTAACGCAGGTGGATCTGGTGGTGGCGGTGGTGGTAACGTAGCTGTTGGTAGTAACGCGTTACCTGGAGGTGCTGGTACTGCTGGACAAGGTAATAATGGTGGTGCTGGATACGAGGCTGGTAACTCCCCCGCAGGCGGTGGCGGAGGCGCAGGTGGCGTAGGAGGAAATGCTACCAATAATAGTAGTTCAGGCGCAAACTCATCAACTGGTGGTGCAGGACTAGCATATTCTATTACAGGTACATCTGTCATCTATGCAGCAGGTGGAGGTGGTGGTTCTCATAATGCTGGATCTGCTGCTGGTGGTTCAAGTGGTGTAGGTGGCGATGGTGCAAATAATTCTGGTGTGCCTACAGCACCAGATGCAAATACTGGTTCTGGCGGAGGTGGCGGTGGTTACACTAACGCTAATGCTGCTACGATATCAAACGGTGCAGATGGTGTGGTAATCGTAAGATCTTCGGGTCAACTTACTACAACTGGTTCAAATGTAACAGAAACACAATCAGGCACACACTTTGTTTATAGATTTACAGGTAACGGGACATTTTCGGTTTAAAATATGACATCAATAGGAAAAAGCAATGGATAAAAAGCTTAAAGAAGAGCCTACGGTAAACACATCGGCAATTCCTAATCCTGCAGATACTGCTATGGGCCCACGGTTTAAAACAAATAGAGTACATGATCGCCGTAAGAAAAAAGGTACTCCTTTATTGTTAAAAAGATTTAGAGATTATTATAAAGAAAAAGGAATAGAATAATGCTTTCGTTATTAGGATCCTTAATTGGATTTGCTTCTTCTGCTGTACCTGCAATTACAGATTCGTTTAAAGATAAAGCAGATAAAAAACACGAACTTGAGAAAATGAAGACAATGGCCGAGCTAAGAGCTCAAGGCTATGATCATGAAATTAAAGTCTATGAACAGATGGGTGCCGACAAAGAGCACGATCGTCTGATTCAACATGATATAAGTATTAACAAAGGAACAGGGTTTATCTCTGGATTGCAAAGATCTGTACGACCAGTAATTACCTATGCGTTCTTTGGATTATTCGCTACTATTGAAATTACACTTTTAATGGAAGCACTTGATAAGGGAACAGAATTTTCTGAAGCAATTCAGTTGTTATGGGATGATGATACAAAAGCAATTTTTGCAGCCATCATTTCGTTTTGGTTCGGTTCTAGAGCAATTGATAAAGCTAGGAAAAAGTAGGTAAATCATTGATTGAGTATGTATGTGGCCCTATGTGGGATAGAAGAGTAGTTACTTTAAATCCTAAAGAAAAAGTAGCCCTCTTAATGTCAGGTGGAATTGATAGTTTAGTATTATATCATTTACTTTCAAGACACACCGAAGTTGAAGTTTATACTGCAGATCGTGGTGATGGATTTGATACTCCATTAACTGTTGCAGAGCACATCGGTAAATTTCCAAATACAATTTCTGTTGATCCGTCAAATCCAAAAGAAATGATGGTAAAAGCTATACAACACATTCGTGGAATAGATATTTATTTAGGCCTAAATGTTCAACCACCAATTGAACATTTCCCACAATTTGATATTGATGGTAGACCATATAGACCATTTTATATTCCATTTCCTCATGTAAAAGCACCGTTTTTACATTTATACAAATACCATATTATAGATCTTGCTCATACAGAGGGTATAGATATTAGTGAATCACAAAGTTGCCTTGAGTATACAGTCGGCCATTGTAGTAGATGCTGGCAATGTAGAGAAATTACTTGGGCATTTGATATGTTAAGGAAAGAAAAACATGAGAGACCTATTATTGACAAGCACACTGACTCATGCGAAGGGTCACGTAGATAAACACATCGCAAACGTAGAAGTATATCTTGCCAATCCTGCCGGGATTGGAGAACACTCGGACATTATTGAAGCAATTGAAATCGAATTAACTGAGATTGCAAAATATAACGATCAAATTGAAATGATTGAAAAATATTTTCTTCCCGAGGCGTGATTTAGCTGTTTACAAAACAGTGAAAATGATATATAATACTACATCTATTAAACAATCAAACAAAGAGGTATATGGGTATGCAAACACAGTTTGTAGACACGAGAGAGTTTTTGTCCGAAACTCGATTCTATGATGGATATTCTCGTTTCAAAGAAGACGCTGGGCAGTATGAAAATTGGGAAGAAGCCGTCGATCGTGTTATTGATATGCATGACGAGAATTATAAAAATCAAGGAAACTTGTTAGCTCCATATCTCGAAGAAGCAAAGAACGCATATAAGGAACAAAGAGTTCTTGGCGCTCAACGCGCACTACAATTTGGTGGTGAACAGCTAAAGAAACATCAAATGAGAATGTACAACTGTACTTCTTCATATGCTGATCGTCCTGCGTTCTTTGGTGAATATTTCTATATTCTATTGTGTGGTGCTGGTGCAGGATTTTCTGTGCAACAACATCATGTAGCTAAACTGCCACAATTGCAACAGCGCACTAAACAAGCTAAAGGTTATATTGTAGAAGATTCTATCGAAGGATGGGCTTCTGCTCTTGATGTTCTTATGTCTTCGTATTTTGTTGGTGGTGGTAAACATCCAGATTTTGAAGGTCGTAGAGTTTTCTTTGATCTATCAAATATTCGACCAAAGGGAGCAAAGATTTCTGGCGGATTCAAAGCTCCTGGTCCAGAAGGTTTACGTAAATCACTTGACAAGATTGAACACATGCTTCAAGCAAAGGTGATTGATTCAAAAGACACTGTTAATATTAGTCCTTTAATGGTTTATGATATTTGCATGCATGCAGCTGATGCAGTTCTTTCTGGCGGTGTTCGTCGTTCTGCAACTATTTGCTTATTCTCTCCAGAAGACGATGAGATGATGACAGCAAAAACTGGTAACTGGTTTATGGACAATCCACAGCGTGGACGTTCAAACAACTCAGCAGTAATCGTCCGCGATGAAGCAACTCCTGAAATGTTTGCAAAGATTATGGAATCAGTCAAATCATTCGGTGAGCCTGGCTTTTACTTTACTACATCAAAAGAACACACTACTAATCCGTGTGTCGAGATTGGTATGTTCCCACAATATGAGGGAGAATCAGGTTGGCAAGGTTGTAACCTAACAGAAATTAATGGCGGTAAATGTCATACTGAAGAAGACTTCTATAAGGCGTGTAGAGCAGGAGCAATTCTTGGAACTCTGCAAGCAGGTTATACTGACTTTGAATTCTTAAGTCCTGTATCGAAGAAGATCTTTGACAGAGAAGCATTGCTCGGTGTTTCTATTACTGGTTGGATGAATAATCCAAAAGTATTGTTTGACGAAAAGGTTCTTCAAAAAGGAGCAAAGATTGTTAAAGAAACTAACAAAGAAGTTGCTGCCATTATCGGGATTAATGCTGCTGCTCGTACTACTTGCGTTAAACCATCTGGCAACGCTTCAGTGTTACTCCAAACAGCAAGTGGAATTCATGCCGAACATTCTAGTTTGTACATCCGCAACGTACAAATGAATAAAGAATCTGAAATTACTCAAGCAATTACAAAAACTAATCCGTATATGGTTGAAGAGTCAGTATGGTCTGCTAACGGAACTGATGTTGTGGTGTCGTTTCCGATTGTTCCAAAGAAAGGTTCAATGTATAAAGATGATCTATATGGCGTAAAACATTTAGAATTAGTAGCAAAAGCTCAAAAGCATTGGGTTATTGCTGGTACTAATGAAGAACTATGTGCCGATAAAGGTATTCGTCATAACGTATCAAATACTATTATTGTAGATGATTGGGATGAAGTAGAAAAATATGTGTTTGAGAATCGTTATTCTTTTTCAGGTATTTCATTCTTATCGCCAACAGGTGATAAAGACTATAATCAAGCGCCAAACACTGCAGTGATTGACGAAAAGAAAATGGTAAAAGAATACGGCACTGCTGCCATTTTTGCTTCAGGTCTTGTCGTTGATGCAATTAAAGTATTCCCTAATTTGTGGGATGCTTGTTCAACGGCTCAAGGGTTTGGTCTTGATATTAGTCTCGAGTCTGCAGAGAATTCAGCAAGACAAGACTGGATTCGTCGTTATGAAAACTTCGCTAATAATTATTTTAAAGGTGATATGAAAAAAGCAGAGCATTGTTTGAAAGATGCATATCTTTTGCATAAATGGAATAAGATTCAGCAAAATCTAAAACCAGTAAATTGGAAAACAGATTTGACTCAACAAAAATTTACAGATGTTGATACTCTTGCAGCAGCTGCGTGTGCAGGTGGAGCCTGTGAAATCGATTTCTAGTATTCCATCACCTTGTATAAAGGTGTGTCAAATAGAGGACGACCATTGCGAAGGCTGTGGTCGTTCTTCTAATGAGATTAGAGAATGGTTTTACTGTGACGATCAACGTAAACAGGAGATATTAGAGCAAAGTGGAAAACGAATACCGGATAGAATGCGAGGAGTGCGAATCGACAACGATTGTACTGGTTAATAACGGTGAAAACCCAGAATATTGCTCAATTTGTGGATGTAGAGCTAATATAGAAGATATTACTGAAAACGATATATAGTAGTATGTGGTACTATAATGAATCAGAATACAATGAAACCCCAGATGACTACCAAGGATTTGTGTATGTTATCACAGAATTGGGTACAAACAAAAAATATATCGGTAAAAAGAACTTTTGGAGGCCT